CTCCTGGTTGAGGTTGAAATTCAAAATTTTCTAATTCCAATTCTCTATACAATCCATCACTATCAGAAGGTATACTTAAAATAAATGAAATATCAGTTTCTAAAAGAGGATATACTACATCACCTGTTTCTTTATTAATAATTTCAATTCTATCTCCAACTTTAAAATGAGACTTGTCAATATCAGTTTTTAATCTCAAAGTCTCTGAAAATGATTCTATATCAACACTTACGGATGTATTATAAATCCAAGAATTTGCAAAAATTTGCTTGTATGTCTTCTCTTTAGGATTTTTAATTAAATCTCCAAGATATTTGATACCGATAATTTGATTTTCTGAAACAGAGACTTTATTATTATCAATTGCAAAAATATCAGAAATAACTCCTGTTATTCTGAAGGTGCATTTTTTATTTGGGTTATTTACATCACCATCTTCAAAACCATAATATGTCTTATTCGAATAGATATTATCAGATTTATTAATAGTTTCTGTAATACCTTCACAACCCAAAAACTGATTGAAAGACTTTTCTTTATATGTTATTACATTATTTCCAGAATAAATTACACCAGAATCATCAAAACCTGCTGTAGAATCTACAGAAATTACTTTAGATTCTAATGAAACTACATCTAAAGATTTTGTTGTGGGGGTGATTTCAAAAGTACCTTCAATTGAAGACTTATCATCATAACCAACATAAAGATTTAACTTATAATAAAGAATTCCCTTTCTAGTAAATGGTTCTATCTCAGATATAACAGCCCTAGTTTGATCATCAGTATTTTTTATTATTGTTTGACCGGATAATTTTGATAAACTGCCAGAAATTCCCTGTGCAATTACTACTTCTCTTCGTATAAAATTTGCATCGGAAGATTTTATCAGATATTCTTCAAGATTAATTGATTTTCCCGATTTTCCAAATAAAACTTTTAGTAAGGTCTTTATAGAATCATCAGTTCCTTTAGAATTATAAAAAGAATTTATTTCTTTTATAAAATTGCCAATATCTAAATCTTTTATAAAAGATCTTCCTTCAAATCCGGGGGCAAATGTATATTTTGTCTTTTCAAAAAATTCTTTTAAAAATAAAGAACTTAAATTTTCTACTTTATCTCCGCTTGTGTGCTTTGATGCGGATGATGTTTCAAATACAAGTTCCTCTTTATTGATTTCTTGGTGATAATTTGTAATACCACTAAAACCACGAATGCATCCAGTAAAAGAATTTGTAGTTATTCCAGTATAAGTTAATATTTCATCATTAATTTTAAAGAGACCATATCTATCAGGAAATCCCTTAGTACTGGAAACATTTACTACGGATGAAGTAATGTCAATATCGGATGTAAGTGTTGGAGACTCTCCAGTTACTTCTGGTTTTAAATTGTCTAATTTGAGGTATTCGTTTAGATTTTCTGTTAAATCAACTGGACCACCTTGATATTCTTGAGAAATATAATATTGCTTTAAAAAATCCACAAATTTTGGATTTTCATCCAAAACAAAGGAAGGTATCTGATTATTGATAACATCTTGAATCTGTACTTTGGATTCAATACCGGTCTTTATCATATTACTCTCTAATTAGTGTTCCGTTTGAATAACTTGAAGTGTAGGAATTTCTGATGAAAGTCGATCCAGAAACTTCTTCGCCAGAAGATATAACATCCTTTATCATATTTATTTTACTTTTCGAAAGATCAAAATTGATGTATAAATCTCTCAATCCAACAATATCATTTGATTCTGGAATTGCCTCAATTTCTATAATATTATTTTCTTTTACAGTAGAAGTAATATTTACAGTTGTAAGATTAATTTCTCCCCTTTCATAGTCAACTATTCCTGCAGATTTTGCAACAACTCTTACTTCTCCTGTAGACAATATTTTAATAATAGATAAAATTCCACTTCTCTTATCGGGATTTGGTATATCTGTAAGGTAAACTGTAGATGTTTCTCCCGAAATATTAAATCCCGTAGACTTAATATTATATCCTTCTGGTTTCACATGGAATTTATTTCCAAAACACAATTCATATTGTGCGGATTGATTCAAGAAAGCGATAAGATTTCTTCTTATCTTTACCTTAGTTATATTTGATGTTATAGCATTACTAGTATTATCAATAATACCTAAAACTTTACTATACTTAAATCTCCCACCAAACTTATTCAAATCTAAACTATTTGCATAGTTTGTTAATGTGGATATTATTTTTGTTTTGAGAGAATTTTCTGTAGTTGTTTTTGTATCATCAAAATATACTGCGGAATCAGTCTCAACAAAAAGAACTTTGAGGTCAACTATTTTTTGATTGATACCAGAAATAGAATATTTTTTCAGATCTGTCAATATTCTTGTCTTATCAAAATCGGAAACAAAAAATCCATTTTTTGGTTTTATCGAAATTTGAACATTACCATATTGTGGTGGTTCCATTTCTTCACCACCAACAACAGAAACGGATTCTGTATTTGGATATATTTTTTTAATCAGATTTTCGTAATCATTTGAAGTTACTGCTCTATTTTGAGAAGAATATAATCTTGGAGCATAATTTTTAATTGACTCTATTGTTTCAATATCTCCACCATTACTGGAGGGTAATGGTACTACTGCAGTTCCATTCTCATCTACAAATTCAATAGAATTGATTGGTACAATAACGTCTTCATTTAATTGTGTAGATGTGGATTGGGTTTTGATAGTTCCGGAAAAGGAAAAGTTTCTAGCACCGTTACCATTCTTGCCATCTGTTACAATATAGTTTGTAGTTATAACTGCATTATTATCAATTTTCTTACCTATTAACCCATCTCCAAATAGTAATTCATATTTTTCATCTTGAATCTCTTGTATTAAGTAAATATTAGAGTTTTCGTCTGTTCTAACAATATTATCAATTGGATAATATTCTACTCCCAAAGATCCTTCTACAAAACCATCTCCAACTTCATTTACATATACTTTAAGTAAAGAAGTATCAATAGAAGAATTGTTTAAAATAAATCTTTGTCTAATAGAAGTATCTACTTTGAAGCTCTGAGTTAAATATAATCCTTGATATATTTTTAAGTTCTTAAAGGTTGCTTTCCTACCTTCTCCAAAAACAGTAGTTTGTACTGTAACGTCTTCTGGGATTGAAAATACATATGAGGTATCATTCCTATCACCAACACAAACAAGACCCTTCTGCAGGGTCATAGACCCTGCTGTGGACTGATTTGAAGTTACGGTAAATGTAACTGTAGTACTAGATGCTGTTCTAGATCTAGGAACATATCCAATATTTCTTGCTAATGATACTACATTCTCTCTGAGAGTTGCTGAATCCAAAAAAGATTCATTTACTATCATGTTTGAATTAAATGCATTAATATAAGTATTATATGCTAACGTATCAATTAGGACCGAAAAATTGGATCCTTCAAAATCAAAGTCCGAAAATTCGGAATTTGATCTCAAATAGTCCTTTATAGATGTTTTTATCTGGTCAAAATCCAGATTTGTGAATTTTGTAAAAGGCATATTATCTTGTTGCCTCTAATAGGAATGAATATTCTTGTGTCGGAAACTCTTGACCAACAATATCAAAGATAACAGTAACATCAAATGCATTTTGATCTGGATATGGTATAACTTCTATCTGAAGATTATCAACTCTTGGCTCAAAATTATTGATAGATGTTCTTATTTGATCATTTATTACTGATGCTGTACCATAATCTACAAAATCAAACAGACTTCCTCCAACATCAGAACCAAAAGAAGGGTTGAAAAACCTCTCAGTGGGTATTGTCATGACAATATTTCTCACAGACCTGCGAATCGCTGCCTCATTCTTAAGAACTTGCAGGTCCTTTGTTATGGGATGTGGTTCAAATGATAAACTAATATCCTTAAAGGACCTAGATATCCTTCGAGTTTCCATTTTAACTAGAGTTTTCTGAATTTATTTATACCCAATTTCAGAATCAACCATAGATTGGTTCTGTCCCATACTCCCAATCATCATAATCATCATCATTGCGAATTTTTTCGTGCAATTCTGACTGTTTTTTGAAGTCATGACAAGGTGCAGTATCGTGCATTACTTCACTAATTACTCTTTTATTTGATTTTTCGAATTCTGCGTTGTAATCAGTGATTAAAGATTCGGTTCCCCACATCTCTCTCATGTAATTTTTATCTCTATCTACAGGTGAATTACCCATTTTTGCTCCTGATTTATAAAAATCAGAACTTTTATAGGGGTTGCTATCCCTTACTGCTATTTATTTTACCTCTTCAACATAAAATCCTCTCCTCACATCACTCAAATGACCATCTGCTGAGTAAAAGCGGATGTCTGACTCGTGGTTGGGGGAGAATTTCATGCCATTTTTCTTATTTAAATCTTTTTCATCCCATATTGGATAGACTTTTGACCCCATGGGAAGATTCCATATCTGATCATTTCCAGTTCTAAGATGAATCTCAAATGGTTTTCCATTTTTTGACTCAATATTCAAGTACTCTACATCTATTTCATGAATAAAATTGGGTAATTCGAAGTTTGGTAACTCTACTTTCTGCCAAACTTCAAATCTTGTTAGATTATTTTCAGTCTCATGAGTACCGATCATCGCACTAAATGGTATCCAACGCCCATTTTCGCGTTCATAGTCAATACTAAAATGATCTCCCTCTAAGTATTCACACCAGAAATACCCAGGGGAGACATATTTGTGAAGAATCATATCTTCAGTATGTAATTCTGGATCAAGGTATTGTTTTTTAGCACCAATACCTTGTCCAAATAAGTTGTAGATGGGTCTTATAATATAATGACCTTTTCTTTTTATTGATACACAAGCAGGTCCACATTCATAACCAAAGCGCATTGCGACTTCAAGTTTATTGAATACCCAACGATATTGTGGGTACGCTTCCCATGCCTGTGTATCATCATCAATCATCAACCCTTACCTTGTCCGCGATACTTTTTTCTAGCTTTATTGCGAGAAGACGCTGCATACTTAGTATGAGAACCTGCTCCTTGACGAGTTTTCTTGGGTGCACCTTCTACATAACCTCCACCTTTACGCATAGCCATAATTAATACCTCTTAGTAATTTTAGTTTCAAGATCTTCAGGTCTTGGAGAACCTGTCTGATAAAACTCTATCGACAGGTCCTCCATAATATCGAAATATTCCTCCTCTGTCAAGTTGGAATGTAGTTTTTCCCCCTTACAATAGATACTGTAAGTTTCGCCAGCCATATCAAATCACTCTTGTCTTTTCGTGACCGACTCTAATACGAGGATCGCACCAGATTTCAAATCCTGCCTCTTTTGCATCCAGGCAGAATGATACATCTTCTCCACACATATCTTGTACTGCACCAGACTCAAAAACTTGCATCTTAGGGGCAAACCAGGGATACTTCATATCCTCATGTTCAAAAACACCG